CGAGCCCGACATAGTTCTGCGCCTCTGAGTGGGCGAGGATCTGGATAAGCGCCTCGCCCATGTCCTGAGTACGCCCGCCCGCAGTCGTGGTGACTTCCCACCAAACGAGGTAGGTGCCCGCAGTGTCGACGTCGACAGCGGCCCACGAGTACGCAACTCGCCCGTCGGTGCCGGGGGGAGTGACGATCGTGGCCGCGGCATCTACCTTGAGAGTTGGCGAGCCGACAAGCCGCATCTTGAGCTTTACCGTCTTGCCCGTCAGGTCGTGAGCGACGCCCCCCACTGTCAGCGTCTCGTCGAGTGCGGGCAAGCGGTTCCCGGCATACCACTGCAGGATCGAGGGCATCGCTTGCCTATCGGTTTAAGAGGGGGTCGGCTCGTCGAAGTGCCCTGCCGAAGGCGAGGGCTCATCGAGTGAGCCGGCGCTAGGTGAGGGCTCGTCGAAACTGCTCCCAGTCGGGGTCGGCTCGTCGAAGTGCCCGAACACCGGAACCCCGCCCGTGAACACATCCCTAACGAGGGATGCCAGGGTTCCAACGGCGGCAGTCAACGTCTTGCCGACTCGCTTGACAATCGAGCTCGTCGTCGAGACGGTGGCGCTCAGCACCTTGCCGACGCTTCGCGTCATGGTTGCCGTCGTCGCAACGGATGCGCTCAGCGTCTTGCCAACCTGACGTCTCATGGTTGCCGACGTACCCACGACGCTCGCGGTGATCGTCTTTCCTACTTGCTTGACGATCGTGGCTGTGGTGGAGACGGTCGCGCTCACCGTCTTGTTTACCCGCCGCGTCATCGTCGCGGACGTTCCGACCGTCGCTGAGAGGGTCACGATGATGACCTTGATCGCGGTCAGGCTCGCCACGGTTGCGACTGTCGCGGTCAGGCTCTTGTTCACCTGCTTGACGATGGTCACGCTCGTCGAGACCGTCGCGGTGAGGATCTTCCCCACCTGGCGCGTCATGGTCGCCGTAGTCGCGACCGTCGCACTCAGAGTCAGGTTGATGACCTTGGCCGCAGTGAGCGAGGCCGTGGTCGCAACCGTCGCCGAGAGAATCTTCCCGACCGACTTGACGATCGTGGCTGTAGTGCCAACGGTGGCGCTCACGATCTTCCCCACGTTCTTCACGATCGTCGCTGTGGTTGCAACAGTCGCGCTCACGGTCTTGTTCACGCTCTTCACGAAGGTGGCCGTCGTCCCCACAGTGGCGTCGAGTGCCTGCTGAAAAATCTGCGCTGCTATCTCGCCCTTCGCCTCAACCAGAGGCTTGCGCGGCATAAGCCTGCCAGGGGGGAATGATTGCCCCTGACGACGAGTTGCAGTCGGCGTTATCTCAACGACTGCAAGCGCTACGAAGGCGAGATCGTCAGAAGCAAGAGTCGACCACCCGATCGTATGGTCGGTGTTTGTAATCGTCGTCTCGCGGCAGGTCTGCGCGTAGAAAGCTGTGAGATCTTCGGTCGGCCCGAGGGTGTTCCCGGCAGCCAGAGTGCCGCCAGGTGCGGCGCCACCGCCGTACATCGCACAGACGCACCAGCCCTCGCGATTGTTCTTCTGAAGTGTTCTCGTCGGATCAGCAGCATTTTCTGAGATCGAATCGAAGTCGATTACCTCGGCATTTCCTTGACCGCGAAGCGACCAGGAGACGCCCTGGATGTCGTCAGTGGTCGCAGTCGCGAGGTCTGCCGAGACTGTTTGTGCGCCGGCTGGGAGGTTCTGGCCGAGGAACCAGAGCTCGGCCGCGCCCGGCTCGGTTGCCGTGTCCGTCGCGCGCACGATACGAGTCATGGCTTGCCCGCCGTAGGTCACAGAGACGACGTGATCCGTGGAAGAAGTCCCGTGCGTGAAGGCAACGACGATTGCATTCGGTGTCCCGACCGGCGTATGTGTCCACGTCATCGGATCCGTCGTGCCGGTGCGAACCGACTCGACTTCGGTGTCGAAGACGAGCGTCATAAGAGCTCGATTCGGAAGTAGCGGTCTTTACGGTATGGGCGATCGATTGTGTCCCTACCATCCGCATACTGCTTCCAGGCGTGAAAGCCCGCAATGGCTGGGAGCAGCTCCACCTGCCAGCCATGTTGCTGAGCCCCCGCCAACTTCCGGTCGAGTGTCTCGAGGTCTGTTTCCCCCTCGAGCGGAGGAATGACCGTTACGTACTCGTCCGGTACGCCGTCGCGATGTTGCTCACAGACGACCACATCAGTTTAGACTTTCCAAGACAGCGACTACCGGACAGTTCATTAATTCAAACTTTCCAAAAATGCCAAGTGGTTCGTCAGTTGCGTGGTCGCCGTGGCAACCGAGAAGGCCACCGTAGGCGAGAGCGCCTTGGCGGTAGTCGTGTCGAGTGAGCTCGTTACGGCCGGTGCCGAGACGGGGATGACGCTCATGTTCAGATTGCCGACGATGGTCGTCGCCGAGGCGTCGTCGAAGTCCTGCAGGCACATGCGCCCCATGCAGAACATCGAGCCCGCGGAGCCGATGGAGCGCACGACCAGGTAATACTCGATCCATCCCGAGATCGCTGTCCCTGCTGCCGTCGGATCCGGGGCGTAGGCACCCGAGGCAGCCAGCGCCGTCCCCGCGACTCCGCCCCAGCGCAAGCGAAAGGTAACTGTCCCCGGTGTCGTGATGACCGACGACCAGTCGAAGAAGAGGGTGTACTTGAAAGCGTCTCCGACCTCCATGTAGTCCGCCGCGAAGGTGAAGTCGGGAATCATGATGGTCTCGGTCGTCGTATTCAGGACCTGTGCTCCGTCCGCCGCGAGAACTCTGCGAGGTGTCAGAACGTCGCGCCAGGCCACACTCGATGCCTTGGGGGCAGATCCCCACTCACTGGCGCTCGCAAGCTCGAGCGAGCGCTTCACCCGCTCCGGGAGACGATCTCCCAGCTTGTCGAGTAGCGACTTGCCGGCGGCCTGTACCTGAGGGTCGAAGGGGTTGTAGTCCTCGAAGTGCGAGTAGAGGATTCCACGTCGCCGGCGCATGTCGCGCCTATCGGCCTACCAGCGGATGGGGGAGGCGATGGGGCCGGTGGCTACAGCCGTGGGAACGATCGCAGAGCCGGGATAACTCGTCGCGCCGGCCACGCAATGTTCGAGCCAGATAGGCCCGGCGGAGGAACCGCCGTCCGCAAGACCGAATGACACGTCGCTGGTATTGGCCCCAGTGTTCTTGTTCGCCGCTGAGATCACGGTCTCGGTCGGTGTTGACGAGTCGGGATTGTTGAATAGCTTCAGCTCGCCTTGACCGACAGTCGTCGAATGAATCCAATGCCACTCAATACGCACCCATTGGTTAAGCGCGATCGAGTTTGTCGTCGTGTAGAGCAGCCCGCCCACTGTGTCGTAGGATTGAATCGTGCCGTCTGCCTGAATGTAGACGATCAGCGCACCGCCGGTTATGTCCTTCACAACCCGAAAGCTGCCAGGCGGATTGGCCGTCGCGTACAGGTAGTTCCTCCCATGCCAGTCGGTCAGCGTGCCTATCCCTGTTGTCCACTCCATTTGACAGGCAGCGCTTGTGTTTCCGCTGCGATCAAACTTGGCAGCAAGCACACCGTATACATGGGTGTTGTCGTACTTGATCGTGTTGCCAGCATCAGCATTTAGTCGGATATCCCAGGCTGTAGCCGAGCCTGGATCGCTCGTCAGGATGTCGTTGCCGTTGGTGCCAAGCTCGAAATCGGCGGTTGCCTGCGCCATCTACAGAATGCTCGTCCAGGCTCCCGCACTCTTGACATAAAGCCGCTGATTCGCAGTCCCCGGAGTGTCGGTGCGGAAGTAGAAGTCACCGTTGGCACCAAGCCCCCCCGCGGGGACACCAGATCCGCCGTAGAGGTTCCCGCTTAGTCGGATTCCCTGCTGAAAAGTTGGAGGATCAGCAAGCCCACCGCCAGGCTTACCACTGACCTCGATGGCCCATCCTGTCTCAAGGAAACCAACACCCGAGACGAGCAATTGCATGTAACGGTTGACAGCCTCGGCGGTTCGCGAGATTCCCCGCTGGACGTCGTTAACCACCTTAAACGAAGCACTCGGGTTGTTACACCGAACATTCTCGAGCGTGAAGATCGGCCGACCCGTAAGCCCAGTCGTGACATCGAAGTTGAACAGAGTCGACGTCGTACTCGGATTTGAGTAAAAGACATTCTTGAACATCCAGCCATCGCCACTTTTGATGTCGAACGACTTTTCTCCAGCGTCGAGCGGAGTCTCGAGGTGAACGCCGATGAAGTGGTTGTGATCGCAGCCAACACCACCAGACTGCTGCTCGGCTAGGAAATCAGAAGTGATCGACTGTTCGATGTTGAGGCCATCGCAGAAGATGAACTCGCACGACTCGTAGCGCAACCCAATCCCACAACCAGTAAGTTCGATGTTGCTCATCACAAATTGCTGCGTATCGCAGATGGCAATGCCGTAGCCCGGACAGTTGATGACCCGCACGCTCTCCCAGTACGCCGGCTGCTGAACGCTCGCGAGGATGCCGTTGGCCCCTGTGATGTTGTTACCGTCAATGAGGATGTCGCGTAGATAGAGACGCGCGCTCGGCCCGGGAGCTCCGAATTCGCATACATCCCCGACTCGACGAAGGTGAACGACTGCCACCTCATTCGACGCAAACGTCATGCCCGTCGCCTTCAAGATCGAGAGATCGACATTCGCACCTTCGACCGTCATCGCGTGCTCGGGGAACCATTCACCATTGATGAACGTCGTGCCGGGAGCAAGTCGTATTCCGGCCTGATATCCAAGTGGAGACGATGCCTGTGATGCCCACAGGTACTCATCTGCCGCACGCTGAAGGCCCGCCAGATTCGCACTTGCTGATCCGGTGTTGTTATCCGCCTTGACTCCGTAGATTTCGGCAGGCACAAGTCCAGCCTCTAGAAAGAGCACGGCGTCACCGGATGAATGAGCAATGTTCAGGTCGATCTTGAGCGTGACGCTCGCTCCCGACGCCTCGGTGACGATGTTCTCCGAGACAGTGATCGTCAGGGTGTCGGCTGAAAGCGAGACAACCGTGAAAGTGCCGTTATTGGATGCGCTTCCGGTGACCTTCACCTTGGCACCAGGTAAGAACGACCCCAGCCCGCCGGGGTATGTGATCGTCTCGTTCGTGCCGTTGAACGAGATCGTCGTATCGGTCAGTGACCTCGCGCTTACGAGATTAACCACAGCTCCTGCAATCGAACTGATCTTGCGAATCTCGCAGTTCGTCGTGTAGGGCGCGATGGCAACGAGTTTTAGAGCGCTCTCAGGCGTTGTCGGCGCTACGTCGAGCGTGACGGAGGAAGCTCCGATGGCCGAGCTCGAAGCAAGTGAATGCTTCGTAATGGAGGCCGTCAGATGTGCGTTGAGAACCGTCCCCCATGTCCCCGTATCCCCACCGACAGTCGGAAGCCGCGCCATCTAGAGCCTCACGAGCAAGGTCAGGAGGTAGTTGACGTAACCGTACTTGCGCTTCTTGGCGCCGTAGGTAGCGGAGCCGTAGCTACCGGCTTGCATGAGGCTAGTTCGTTAGCTGGCAGTTGAAAGTGAACGCAATGCTGTCCCCTGAGGCCAGACCGATCCCTGTGAAGTCACCCTTCATAAAAAGCAATCCGCCAGAGGCCGCGTCCCAGAGCCCCGCGTTCGTCACTGTGCCCGCACCTGTTGCTGTTCGCGTTCCAGTGACGCGATAGGTGTCATCGGTAGTCGAAGTCGTCTGCTGCGAGGACGTTCCTAGTGTGTGATCCGTCGTACCGGCCGCAAGTGAGACGAGCGCCTCGGTAAAGAGCGAAGTATCGGTGGCAGCGGCTGTTCCGGCTCCCGTCCCCCAGGCGATGTGTAGAGGCTCCGTCCCCACTCCACGAAGCCTCGCTGTGAAGATGTCGAGCCCCTGGTCAACGCAGAAGGTTGCCACTTATGCCCTCCGGTACTGTCGCTTGAGGTAGAGCACCCGCGAGCGATCAAGAACCGCGAAGAGGAGACGCATGAGTGGTGAGGAGTGGTAGCGCGAGACGGTGCCGTAGTCCTCCACCGTGCCGTCGGCGCGGATCACTTGGATGCCGATGGTCGCGCTCTTGACTCCTGCCTTCGCGCCGAGGTTCATCGCTTGCGCCTATCGGCCTATGCTGCTGCCCACTGCTCAGCCGTCACCTTCTCGAGGCCGTGCGCACGAACGAGCTTGTCGTAGGCCGCCGAGACTTCGAGCCGAGCTCGTGTGCGCTGTGGATGACGATGCTGGACGCGCAGATCGGTCAGGTTCAGGAAGGGCTCGAGCTCGTGAAAGTCCTCGTGCCCGCGGAGATGGACTGTCTCGCCTTCTCGCTCCGCGCAGTAGTGGTAGTGCGAGCCTTCGACGCGCAGATTCGGGAGTGCGCGAAAGAGTCCACGGAAGTAGCGGTTGCTCGCCTCGTGTGGATACGAGAACGCTCTGGCCGCACCCGCCTTGCCTGGATCTCGCTCGATGTCCTCCGTCCACCAGAGCGTGTAACAAGCGACATCCTCCGTTGCCTCCACGAGACGAGACCTCACGTCTGCGGGCACCTGGGTTACAAGATCGTCCCCGTCGAAGACGAAGAACCAGTCGGCCTCCGTCTCTCGTCCCAGCCCGAACATCGTCGAACGCTTCTCGATCTGGTTGCCCATCCAGACGCTCGGAGGACGATGGATGGTGCAGCCGATACCCGCGCCGTAGGCCGCGTGCAGAATGGCTTCGGCCTGCTCAGGATCCGACTGTGCCCGCCCGCCGGGATAGAGCGCGTACGCACCATCCACGGCGACGACGTGATCGCAGAGCTTGGCGGCTGCGATGACGGCGGCCGCGAGCCAGGTAACAGGCTCGTCATACCAGGCAAGGAGCCCTGTGACGCTCACCGCTTCGCGGCTTGCCGCTGCGCAGGACGACGCTGCGCCCTCTTGGATGCTTTCTCGGCGTCATGCCCGAGCACCTTGAGCTGCGCGTCCACCTGCGCTACGCGATCAGTCTCCTCGCGCAGCATATACCCTCGCCGCTCCTCGAGAAGGGCGGCGATCGTCGCCTTCTGATCTTCCTTCGTCACCTTGCCTCCTCTCGTCGAGTTGGGGTCTGGTTTCGTGAACATCGGCTCACTTTGAATATGCGTTCGCGGTCAGAGTGACGTTTGTGTTGGCGCTGTAGACCAGCTTCAGATACCGCCATGGTTGGTCAGTTTGGAGCAGATATGTCGTTGTAGTGGCGGTTGTGATCGTGATCGCAGCGACGACGAACGTGGCTGGCGTTGCGACGAGCGCGTAGGGGATGTTGTGGAAGTTCGTCCCGTCGGCCGATCCTTGAATGTTCACCGTAACGGTGGGGGTGGCTCCTACCGTGGAAGTCACGACAACTGCGCCGGGGCTGCTGGCCGTGCCGCGGTCGAGCGTATTCGTGGAATCTGCGTTGCCTGTTTGACCGCTACCCAGCAGGTTCGTTTCTGTGATTTTGAGGACTGCCATTGATCTACCTCTTTGTCAGTTTGGGTTCGGCTCAGGGAGGGGGCGCTTGCGCGCCCCTACCCTCAACCGGATCAGAAGGTCGGAGCCTTGAGGCCCGTTCCCCTGATCCGCGCGATCGCCTCGGGCTGGCGCCCGGAGATGAACGCTGAGTACGCGACGACTTGCAGACGAACCTGCAGAGTCCCCGAGAGCACATCCTCGAACACCCGCACCCGCAGCGGCCCTTCCAACAGGAAGAGGTCTGCGAGGCGAACGACGAAGACCTGATCCTCGTCCGTGGACGCACCGATCTCCGTCGAGATGTTCGCATCGATGATGACGCGAAGCCCCGCGAAGTTGTCCACGAAGCCCGCCTGCTGCGAACCGGCCGCCTGCTGCAGGACGCCGAGCTGGAACAGCGGGAAGGTCGAGGACAGGTTGGAGGCGAGCCAGGCGGCGCGCCTCGGGTGGATGACGATCGCGTCCGCCCTGCGGAAGCGACCGGCGGCGATCTGCTGGATCGCGTCGTAGATCTTCGGCACGAACTCTGCCGCAGTCGGAGACGCGTCCGTGTACGTCACGGTGTTGATGCCCACGACGGTGTCGATGCCGAGGTGCTGACCCGACGCGCCCGAACCCTGCAGAAGCTGGGTATCGATCTGCTCGTCATAGTCGGCGCGGAGATCCTGAAAGATCAGGAAGTCCATGCCCGGCATCGTCCGCTCGAGCGCCTGCAGCGAGACGTCGTTCTGGCCTGCGATCGTGCGGACGCCCACCGAGAGCAGCGTGCCGTCGATGTCGGTCTCAGACGCCGCCGCGTTCTCCGACGCCTGAATCGCCGTCGTCGTTCCGGTGGTGACGCGCGGCACGGTGATCGTCATGCCCGTGTCCGGCAGTGGCATCTTCGGGACGGCGTCCGCGAAGGGTCGCCCCTCGCGCGGAAGATCGGCCCACATGTCCGCCAGATATACCGGCGGAACGAAGACGCCGGCACCCGGATCCGCCGTCGTCACGTCACGAGTCTCCTGCTGGTGTCGAGCAAGCCGTTCTGCCGCGACAGGGTCACCCTTGCGAGCGGCGACGAGATCCCCGAAGAACGAGACCTTGTCGTTGTTGTTGGCCCGGTAGGTAGCAGGCTCCTGCCCGACGGCCACTCGCACACGCCGTGCGACGTCGCCGTCTCCACTATCCCCCTCACCGCCGTCGTCTTCAAGCGGGGGAATCGTCTCCCGCGCCTTCTGGATCGCAATGAGCCGTTCGAGCGTCTCGCGTCGGCGGCTCACGTCCTCCTGGTACTTGGCGAAGAGCCCGCCGTGAAACTCGCGCTCTTCGTCCGGTGTGTCGTCGGGGAGAGCCTGGATCTTGACATCCTGCTCATCGAGGCGTTCAATCGACTCCTCGAGCAGCGTCCGGGCCTCCTCGACCTGAGTGGTGAGTTTCACTTCGTGATCTCCTTCAGAAGTCGGAGGTATCTCTCGCGTTCCTCCCGCGCAACCTCGCCCGAGGTCACTCGCAAGGTCGCAAGTTCGTCGACTCCTGCGTCCGCTGGATCTGTCTCAGCCAGCGCGCCCGAGGAGGTGTCGCCATCCGCAGATCGCAGTCCGCGCGATACGGCGCTGCCCGCAGGGTCTAACTCAACCTGCGCGGCGAAGCCGAGAGCGACCTTCAGTGTTTCCTCAGTCGCAAACGCCTCATCTGGAAGATCGGTAGTAGTTGCTGCGCCATGCGCGCGTGAGAGCCGCGCAAGTGCCTGTTCAAAAGTCTCGATGCGGTCGACCATCCCCGCGGCGAGCGCGAACTTCGCGCTCAGCATTCGCCCTTCGCCGAAATCACCTCGAACCGTGTCTCGAGATACTCCGCGACTTTTGGCCACAGCCGCCACGAACATCGCGTAGAACTCGTTGACCGAGCTCTGAATGGCCTCTCGTGCCTCATCCGAGAGCGGCTCATAGGGATTGGCCTCAGTCTTGAATTTCCCCGCCGAGACGAGGGTTGTCTTAACGCCAGTCTTCTCCTGCCAAGCCGAGATGTCGTCGTGAGCTGCGTAGACGCCGATCGAGCCAACTTCACCCGAGGGAGTTACCACGAGCTCATCCGCTGCGCTTCCAATCCAGTAAGCAGCAGATGCGGCAATCGTGTTCGCAATCGCGACGATAGGCTTGCTGCCTCGAGCCTCGCGGATCTCCGTCGCAAGCTCTGGCACGAGATCGACAGTCCCGCCGGGAGAGTCGACGTCGATCAGGATTGCGCGGACGCGGTCATCGCTCAGTGCCTCGCGCAGCGAGACCTGGAACGCCTGCACCGAGGTCGCCCCGCTCATCTCGGTAAAGAGGTTGGCGCGAGGAAAGATCGGTCCTTGAAGAGGCAGAACCGCAACCGGACCCGTGACGGAGGCATTCTGCTCTCGCTTGGCACCGATCCGTTCACGAATCTCGTCGTCGGTCAAACGATTGCCCGCAGCCCGCTCCGAGACGATACTCAGGATCAGTCCGAGTGTCTCGGGCAAGATCGCCCACGGCGTCTCCGAGATCGCCCTACTGACATGCCGGTACTGAGCGCGCTTCGTCTTGCGGTTGAATGTCACGTCTGGCGCGACCTGACCAGTCACCACCGCACGCTCTAGACCCCGCATGGCCGCTGCTGTGTCGACATAGGCCGGATAGGTGACGATCGAGACGTCGAAGAGGTCGGAGACCTTGATGATCTCGTGACGAAGACCTCCGGTTTCTGCATCCTTGAACCAGCGCTCGCGATAGCCCTCGTCCTCATCCTCGCCGAAGGCGAACGACATCTGATCGATGTCGCCACGTTCCATCGCAGCGCGAAGGTCTTTGCCGTAACTGGTCGGTGCCACGCGCGCCCAGGCACGAAGAACGTCCTTCTCCTCGGTCAGCTCGAGCGTCCCCGACTTCGTCCGTGCAAGCACAAGACCGTCGTGATTGAACAAGAGACGAACATCGGGCTTGCGCGCGAGCACGTCTGCGAAAGCCCCAGGGAGAATGCGCTCGCGAAAACTCCCGCGCGGCGTCCACAACTCCTCGGACCAGCTATTGAAGACCGCAACGTTGCCAGTAAACGTGAAGTCTTGGCCATTGCCAGCCTGGCGCCACTCAACATCGCGAAGCGCGGCGGTGAAGCGTGGATGACCCAGCCTCGGATCGAGAACTTCGGTGGCACTTGCCATCGGAGCGCCTATCGGCCGCGTTACGCTCGGAGCACCTCCCGTGCTGCCGCCTCGTCTACCGAGCCATTGGACGCGGGGTTCGGAGCCCCGCCGACTGGCGTCTGCTGGATCTCGTCACCGCCTTCCTTCGGCGGCAGGTTCTCGAGCGCACGCACCTCGTTCTGCGCGAGCCAACCTGCCTGCACGCCTTTGAGGTAGGACTCGTAGCGGGTTCTGATATCCGCCCGCTCGAGCCCCGCAGTCAAGAACTCACCGAAGAGGTTGGAGCCTCTGAACAGGTCTGGGTCAGACGCAAAGGCGCGCTCGATCCGCCGCAACCGCCAGAGGAAGTAGAACTTCAGGAACCAAGTCGTCCAGGTGTTGTAGTCGGTGGGGGAGTCATCGTTCGAGAGTCCAAGCAGTTCGGGTGGCCAGCCCCAAATCTGGCACACGTCTTCCACTGAGAGCTTCTTGACCTCTGCGTAGGCGGCATCCCTCATCGACAGCGGCATCGGTTTCACCGATGTTCCGCCCCATACCACCACCGGGTTCCATTGCTTGCCCGGACCTGAATGCTGGCGGACGTAGGAATCGAGAAGTGCCTGCGCCTGCGTCTCGTTGCCCTGCTGCATCTCAAACACAAAGGGGACGTTGCCCGAGTTGCGAAAGTAGTCGCCCTCGAACTTCTGCATCGCAATCGACGCGCCGATGGGATCACGGTGCTGCCAGAGAAGCGAGACCCCACACGCACCGCCCGGAGAAGGTGTGTAGCCGCGGACGTGCAGAATCTCCTCCGTCGTGAGATTGCGTTGCACCTTGCCGTCAGCAAGGTAGACATCGAAAAGCTTCTCTCCCGTCTCCCTGTCTCGTCGGCAGGTCACTCGCTGGGGATCGAGGACGTACATCTCAAACACCCGACCGCGGAACTTCGCCTTCTGGATGAAGGCGTTTTGTGCCGCCTCGAGTGAGAGCGCTATGTCGTAGAAGAACTCAAAGGTGTCGCACTCAGCAGAGGGCTGCTCGTGGAGAAGCCCCCATTGCCAGGACTTCTCGGCTCGCTCGTTGATCTCCCCCTTCTCGTACACGATGAAGGGAAGGGAGGCGAGGATCTCAGCCGGCGAGCGGATGACGTTCGCAACCGCTGGGATGCCGAGAGCCGTGGCTTGTGTGACGGGCACTCCCGCCGCCGAGAGCGCCCCCGCCCAGGGAGCGGGAATGTCGGAGGAATGCCCGAACTCGGAGCGCAACTCGACGTTGCCGTGGCGAGTGCGAAGAATCACGCGCGCCTCTCGAGGCAGCGAGCCCACGGCTCTGAGATGTCGGCGAGCAAGACGTAGCCGCGGGAGCCGAGCTCTTCGACGAGAATACGCCAGCCGACTTCGAGGATGTGTGACCCGCGGTAGTTCGTCCAGTCAGACGCCTCCTCACCAAGCGGGGACTGTAGGTACATCCAGCGTGCGTCGGTCGCGTCCAAGACGCGGAGCACATCGCGAAGCCTTAGATGCTCGAGGACGTGCGAGGCCACGAAGAGGTCGCAGACGTGATGTCGGCGCCAGTACCAGTCGGTGAGCAGGTGTCCGACGTAGCGCGGGTCGTCGCAGACGCTCGCATCGACTGCCATCGCCGAGATTTCATAGTTCGTCCAGCTACCCAGGCGTAAGTGCGAGGGCAGGATCTCCGTCGCGAACCCGCCATCCCAGCCTCCGAGCTCGATGACGCCGAGATGCGTGCCGTCGATGTGATCGAGGAAGCGTTCGAGCACTCTTGTCGAGAAGCGCGCCTGCTCGGGAAACTCGTCGTAGACCTTGTTGTAGAACGCCTGCTGCTCCGCGAAGGTCATCTCGTCGTACGAGGCCCGCCAGGCATTCCAGTCGATCGTTGGAATCACCAGTGTCATGCCTTGAACCACTCAGGAAACTCACTGCGCATAAAAGCGCCCAGATACACGACGTCCTCGGGATGAACGCTTAGAGGCCATTCGCCTACCGCTACAGCTCGGTCATACAACCAGGTGAACAGCTCGGCGGGGACGCGTGGCAATCGTGGAGCGTGCTTGGTGATGAGTATTGGATCCTCCATCACCCCAACCTCTGCACGAAGATCACTCGCTCGCGGGGAATCCATGCTTCCCCCTCGAGCCGCTGCGTGCGATCAGTCCCTTCGAGCAGATCGACCTTCTTCAGCCGGTAGTGACCGTCGAACGCTGAGATCAGGATCCCCTCGATCGAGGGAAAGGGGTCAACGAGATGAAGGCGGACGAGGCGCTTACGCAGGAGGAACATGCTCGCTCACGCCTATCGGCACCCTAGGCGACGAGAACACCGGCACTCGTTGCCTTGGCCGAGCCCCAGAGTGCGAGCGTTCCGGCCACGAGCGGCGAGATGTCGACGCTCGAGCTACGCCGCGACCACGCCCACGCATCGCCGAGCGGTCGCTTGGTAGCTCCCTTGATCGCCTCGCGGAGATCCTTGCCCCCGAGGTGTCGTATGCCAGCATCCTCCACCATGTCGAAGAGCAGGCCGCACGCTTTCGCATGGTCGGGTGCAGATACCGCCTCCACATACAGCCCGAGGTCCTCGCAGCGGTGAAGAACAGAACCTGCCGGACCTGCGGCATCGCACATGAGCGCCATCGGGCGGTGGCGAGTCGCCAGTTCCGAGAGTCGCTCTGCAACCCAGCCTGTACCAGGTCGGTGCTCGACCACCTCGAGCTGCGTCAGTCCGTCCTGCCTGCGACCTGCCGCCACGATCGACGAAGCTGCTCGGTCGGGTGTGACGTCGAATGCCAGGCACACAGGATCGAGCAGCCGCGCGCCGGCTGTCTTCGGGTCGTCGGCCAGCGCATCCCACTTCTCGATCGCGATGACCTGGGATCCCGATCCGTCGACAGGAGGCCAGTCTCCTACCCCTAGTCGTTCGACGGCGAACGTGCGCGCGTCGAGCTCGCGGTGTTCGGCCTTGATGTAGTCGGGAGAGATCCTGATCCCGAGCGCCGGATTCGTCGCAGCCCACGTATCGGGATCCAAGGTCTCTGCGATCTCAACCTGATCCGGCGCATCCGCTTCAAGTGACCACTCGAAGTAGGCGAGTCGCGTGTGATCTCCGTTCAGCGCCCGCTCGCGCACGCGCGCGAAGGCCACGCCCTCGTCCATGATCATCTGATCGACAGCGGAACCCATGTACCAGACCTGCGGATCGGGTTGCGCGGAGATCACGGGCAGGATCGCGGCCATCGACACCTCGGGCAGGAACATCGACTCGTCGAAGAACACCGGGCTCCCCGAGAAGCCGCGGCCGCCGCCGCGCGTTCTCGTGCGGAAGCGAATACGACGACCACCGCGGAAGGTGATCTGTTCGTGGCCGTTTTGCCGGCGAATGTTCGTGACCTCCTTTGACAGCCACTCGTTCGCATCAATCAGATCGTCGAGGCGGCGAAAACCTTCCATGGAAGTGTCGGCCAGATGAGCCGTGTGGATGAGAAGCTTTTCGCCGAGGATGCAGGGTCCAATGAGCTCGCGCACCTCGAGGATTCCGTTCTTGCCGTTTTGCCGCGGAGCGCAAACTGCTACGGCAAACGCTGCCCACACAGATCCCGTTCGACGGAGCGCGACACGAAGAACCATGAGCTGCCAGGGATCGAGAGTGATTCCAAGAGCTTGGATGAAGTCGACGATCTCACGCCACTTCGGATGTTCCTTGCCCGCAGGGACAACAGCGATGCGCGGTTCTTGAGATCCGATCACCACACGCGCGATGTCTTGCTCTGCCTACCCGCCGTCGCCCGGTTGCAACGCCGGTGCTCAGGCCCGCTGTACCGGGTGCGATCAACATCGTCATGCCCGAGATCCCAGGGTTCACCGGGTGCGATAAACTCGAAACACCGCGCGCACTGCACCTGGCCTGTTGCTACTAGTGGTATGAGCGCCTTGCGCCGACGGAAATGATCCGCCCCATATCCCTGCTCTTTCAAAGTCCCCCGACCGCGCGCTCGATTGCGAATCTTTTCACGTTCGCGTCTGGCTTGGTCCGTCTCGCTACGACACGCCTCGCAGTAGTGATGGCGCTGACTTTGAGTTGGTCGTAATTGACACCGAGAGCAAATCCTCGAATCTTGGACTCCAAGATGAATGCGCGACCAAGTCAGGCTGGTTTGCCGTTTCTTTTCGCGCCTTTCAGGATCGTCCTGGTAGTACATCCGACATCGACCACGATCACAATCCTGACAACGATAGGAACGCCCAAGTGACTTATGGCGGTCGCGTGTGAACTGCTCGATCTGAAGTTGACGCTTACACATGTAACACCGTCGAAGGGTGCGGGGGGGTAAATCAAAAG